CGGCAGCATCGGCCACCTAGTGGCCGTGCTCGCCGTCGAGACCGGAATACCACCCAGCACCCTCTGGAACGAAACCCCCGAAGACCTCGCAACCATCGTGAGCGTCCTCGAGGAAAGAGCACGAAAGGCACGCTAAATGGCAAAGACCAAGGCAGGACCCGTCCTCTACGTCGACGATAGCGACGTACAGACGCTGTTCCGCGCCCTTGGTCAGGTCAACGCGGACCTACGCAAAAACACCAACGCGCAGCTGCGCCTCGCCGCCAAAGAATGCGCGACCGATCTGGCGATGCTCCTGAAAATGAACGTGATCGGCTCGCCGGCACCGCAGACAAAGCTGGTAGCCGCCAGCGTAAAGGTCAAGAGCGACCGTACGCCGGTCGTGACCGTTGGCGGTTCCAAGAAGGTTGGACGCGCGTACAAGAGCCGCAAGGGCGGCACGCGCAGGGCACCCGCTGGACAGTTGTTGTGGGGCGTCGAGTACGGCGACAAGGCCGGCAGGTTCTCTGCTCGCAACCCTGACGGCAACTGGATCAGGCCGACCGTCACCCAGTTTTCGGAAACGGGCGCGATCCCGAAATACAAGAAGGCCGTCGTGGCAATCCTGACTGATGCGGGGGTGATCTAATGGCTGGCGCTGCAAACGTAATGATCAAGATCGGCGCCAACGCCGGCAACGCCATTGGCGAAATCGGCAAGGTAAACAAAGCCCTCGGCGATCAGATGACCAGCAGCCAAAAGGCCAGCGTCGCGATCCGCAAAGCAGCCGTTCCCGCTGGTCTAGCCCTCGCCGCCCTCGGTGCTGCCGCGATCAGCTGCGCCAAGGCAGCCGCCGAGGACGAGGCCGCGCAAGTCAAGCTCGCCGGCGTCCTCGAGCGCACCGCCGGCGCCAGTGACGCCGCCGTCAAATCCACCGAGGACTACATCGGAAAACTCTCGCTCGCGACCGGCGTCGCCGACGACGAGCTACGCCCCGCAATGGCAAAGCTCGCAACCGCCACCGGAAACGTCACCCAGGCACAAGAGGGGCTGGCGACCGCGCTCGACATCAGCGCCGCCACCGGCAAGAGCGTCGACGCCGTATCCAAGGCGCTCGCCAAGGCCTACGCCGGCAACGGCAGCGCCCTCGCCAAACTGATCCCAGGCATTGACGAAGCAGCAGTCAAAAGCGGCGACTTCGCCAAGATCAACAAAGAGCTAAGCCGCCTAACGGGTGGCGCAGCTGCCGAAGCCGCCGGCACCGCAGCCGGGCAATACAAAATCTTCCAGCTCACCCTGCAAGAGACGCAGGAGGAAATCGGCATGGCGCTGTTGCCCGTCCTGAAGGATCTAGCCCCGGTTTTGGTCGACATCGCCAAGTTCGTCAAGGAAAACACCGACCTAATCGTCAAGCTCGGCGCCGTTGTTGGCGCCCTTGCCGCGACCGTCGTCGGCGTCAACGCCGCCCTAACGGCATACCAGGCTATTTCCAGCATCGTCAAAGTAGCAACCACCGCTTGGACGGTCGCCCAGATCGCACTCAACTTCGCACTAACCGCCAACCCGATCGGCATCATCATCGTGGCGATTGCCGCGCTCGTCGCCGGTCTGATTCTTGCCTACAAAAACAGCGAGACGTTCCGCAACATCGTCGACCAGGCATTTGCCGCAATCAAGACAGGCACCGCCACCGCGCTCCGCCCCTTCATCGAAAACTGGGACACGATCAGCCGCGTGATCGACGTCGCCATTGGCTACCTACGCCGGTTCTGGCCTCTGCTACTTCCCGGCGGCGTTTTCTGGCTCGCGCTGAAGGAAGCGCAGGATAGGTTCGGTCTGTTGACCGCCGCCGTCGAGGTCGCAAAGTTTGCCTTTGACGTCATCAAAACCAGCGTCGAGACGTATATCGCCGTGTTGCGCATCCTGTTTACCGTCTCGGGCAATGTGATCGAGAAGCTCGCCAGCGGCGTCACCACGGCACTTACGCCATTCCGCACCGCGATCGAGGCAATCACCACCGCTGTCCGCGAACTGATTGGCTACCTAGGCCGCGTCAAGCTGCCCAGCGTCAACCTGCCAGGCCTCGGACGCTCCGGCAGCCTGACCACCAGCTACCTTGGCGCCGCCGCTTCCTCGACCACGGTCAACGTGACGATCAACGGACCAATCGACGCCGACAGCACCGCCCGCGAAATCCTCTCGATACTCAACCAGTACGACGTGCGGTACGCGCTCTAATGATCACCGCCGTATACATCGGCGGAACGTCGGTAGACCTCAACACGATTGCGCACGACGTCTCGATCACAATCGGACGCCGCGACCTATCAACCACGTTTGCGCCGAGCAGCTGTCGCATCACGTTTTACGACGTTGTCGCCACCAGCTATACCGCGCTCGTCGGCAAAACGCTGCAGGTCTCTGGCAACGCCTTTCAGCTGTTTGGCGGCTACGTGACCGACGTACGCCTAACCGTCGCAACAGAGACCAGCGGCGCGCGCTGCGACATCATCGCCGCCGGACCATCCAGCCGCCTCGGTCTGCTCGACGTCAACCAAAGCGGCTACGCCGGCACCACCGTCAAGCTGCGCTGCAAGCAAATCGCCGACGAATGCATCGCCCAGGACGCATCGTTTGTATTCGTCGACGAGACCGGCACCGACGAGGCCGCCTACACCCTTTCCGCCGCCGCCGCCCAGACAACCAGCGCAACCACCGCGCTACAAAACGTCCTCGAGCAGGTCGACGGATTCCTTTACGACAACCCGGATTACTCGGCAAGCCCAACCGGACGCATCGCCTACTACACCAATGATTGTCCCAGCGTCTACGACCACGCCTTTAGCGCCAGCCTCGTCGAGTTTGCGCCGACGTTTGACCAATCTGGTCAGATCATCAACGACGTCACCGTCACCTACACGGGTGGCACGCTCAACCGCTCAAACACGACGTCTCAGACGCTGTACGGCAAGCGCACTAGGACGCTCCCGACAACCATCGACAACGCAACCAACGCGACCGACCTCGCCGACGAAATCATCAGTCGCAACCGGCGCCCACGCTGGGCAATCAGCAACGTGTCGATCATCCAGAGCTACATCGGTCCCGAGCTCGGCTTCACCCGCATCGGCGGCAACCTGACCATCGCGTCACTGCCCGGCGGATCACCGACAACCGAATACACCGGTGTCGTCCAAGGCTGGGAACACCGCATCACAAGCGGCACGATGCGCACCACGTTTTACCTCGCCGATCCCGCCGACGTTGGCCGCTCGATCCCTTGGTACAAGCTGCCGAACACGTATCTGTGGAACACCGTAAACCCAGCCCTGATCTGGGACAACGCCCTAACCCTTGCCGACTTCTAACCTCGAGGACTCCGACCAGTGACCAGCTATACACCAAAGGGCAACTACCCCTACCCAGCCCCGACCGACCCGGTCACCGACTACCCGACCGCCGCATCGACATTCGCCGGCTACGTCGACAACCTGCCCAACCGCAACCGCATCATCAACGGCACGTTTGACATCTGGCAGCGCGGAGCCACGACATATTCCAATCCTGCTAGCGGCACCTACACCGCCGACCGCTGGGTATTCACCCATAACGGCACCGGCGGTACCATGTGGATCGCGCCGTTCACACTCAACCCCGGCACCCTCGTCGGCGGAATGCAAGGCCGCCGTGCTCTCAACCTCAACATCACCAACGCCGGCAGCCCCGCCGCCACCTCGCAAACAATCGGCCAGCGCATCGAGGACGTCCGCACGTTCGCCAGCGAAACAATCACCATCTCGGGCTGGCTCAACAACAGCGGCGCCGGACTCGGCGTAAACAGCGTCACAATCAAAGCCATTCAGAACTTTGGAACGGGCGGCAGCCCCTCGACCGCCGTCACGACCACGATCGCGACCAAATCCGTCACCGGCTCGTGGGTACGGTTCACCGCAACCACAACCCTTCCGAGCATCAGCGGCAAAACCATCGGATCAGACGAAAACTCGTACCTCGAGATTCAGTTCGACGTAGGCAGCTCTACCGGCAGCCTCTGGCTCTGGGGCGTACAGCTCGAGCAGAACAGCACCGCCACCGCCCTCGAGCGCCGACCCATTCAGCAAGAGCTGGCACTCTGTCAGCGATACTACGAAACGTCTTACGCTACGGGAACGAGTCCAGGTACAGATAACTTGACGGTCGTCAATGCCGGCGGATTTGTGCAGTACTCAGCCAATGCTGGTGGTGGTTTTGTCACTTACAGCGTAAGAAAGCGGGTACTCAACCATTCAGTATCTGTTTGGGCACCGCTCACTACACCGTCTGCGAACAAGGCTCGACGGTCTTACGATGGAACAATTCAGGCAGCAGGCGTCTACGCGCAGACCGAAATCGGATTTAATATGTTGGTCACCGGCGGGACTAATGATCTGTATCAAATCGGCTGGTCCGCGAGCGCGGAGCTGTAGGCGTGCCGCCCGAGGACACCGAACGGCTGTACACGATGCTGCGCGAGTTGCGCGAGGAGGTCGTCGGCTATCGCGCAGATCTCAACGGTCGGCTGCGCGCGCTCGAGACTGCCGAAGCGCACCGCCAGGGCACCGACCACGGCAAAGGCAGCGTGGCGCGTCTCGTCGCGGGTACCGCTGCCCTTGCCGCCTCAATCGCCGGCGTGATCACCGTCGCCGCTACCTACCTCTAAGGAGAAGCCATGTCCGATATCAGCCCGAAAGTGTACGCAGCCTCGATTGGCGCAGCCCTCGCGACAATCGTCTGCGCGATCCTCGCCGCGTTCGGCTACCAGCCCGACACGATCCTGCAGGGCGCGATCACCGTCGTGATCGTCTTCGCCCTCGGCTACCTGCGCGTCGACCCGACCCGATCAGCCAAACG